AGCGTGCTGGCTGACCTGTTCGATGACCAGACGGTGGCCGAGTTCGAGACTCTGCCCGAACATAACCGAATCGCTTTCATCGCTCATGCCAAGTGGATAGCCAACGCGCACGCCTATCAGATACCGCCAGACCTGCACTTGGATTACCGCGTGTTCTTGATGCTTGCGGGGCGAGGTGCGGGAAAGACGCGGTCAGCGGCTGAAGCACTGTGGTGGTGGGCATGGACGCACCCTGAGACCATGAGCATCGTGCTGGCCCCTACCAGTGGTGACTTGAAGTTCACCTGCTTTGAAGGGCCGTCTGGCCTGCTGGCGTGCATACCAGAGGCGCTGGTGACCGACTACAACAAGCAAGACCACCTGATCAAGTTGAGCAACGGCTCCAAGATTCGCGGTGTATCAGCAGACTCGTATGATCGCCTGCGCGGCATCAACTCATCCTTTGTGTGGTGTGACGAGTTGGCCGCATTCAACTACCTCGGCCCCAACGAGGCGTGGGACAACATGATGCTTGGCCTGCGTATCAAGCCAGACGACAAGCCCCACAGCCAGCCTCGTGTGATCGTGACCACGACACCGCGCCCCAAGGACTTGATCCTTGATCTGGTGGGCCGTGAAGGTGACGATGTGGTGGTGTCCTATGACTGTGCCTTCTCAGAGAAGGAACACAACGACCCGACGGCCATGACCACATGGGGCGTGTTCAAGCCGCAGGACGGGCCTATGAGCGTGCTTCTGATCGACTGCTGGGCTGAACATCTGTCCTTCCCTAAACTCAAGCCCAAGGTGCTGGAGGAGTGGCGTGTGTCCTATGGTGAAGGGCGCGATGCCAAGCGGCCTGACCTGATCCTCGTGGAGGACAAAGCCGCAGGCATTTCCCTGATCCAAGAGTTGCGCTATGCCCACCTACCCGTGCGTGCCTACAACCCCGGCAGGGCTGACAAGATGCAGAGGCTCCAGATCACCGCGTCCATCTTCGCGACTGGCCGCGTCTGGTTGCCTGAGTCCGACACCCACAAGGGCTATGTCAGGAGTTGGGCCGAGGGCTTCCTGTCCCAGATATGCGCCTTCCCTGATGCCGCACACGACGACTATGTGGATAGCGCAACGCAAGCGATTCGGTTATTGAAAGATATGAACTGGCTCGACATTAACCCTGAACCCCCTGATAATGACGACGACTATCTGGAGTTCACCCAACCTAAACGGGTGAACCCGTATTCCGCATAAGGACTGATATGGCTGACATCCGCAAACTCGGCACCAAACTAACTAGCGCAGTTGCAAAGGCTGGGGAGAGGGCGAATGCGGCAAAGCAGGCGCGTGTGTTTAAGACATCGGATGGATACACCTTCAAAGAGATGCCAAACGGTGAGGTCACCAACGGCGACATGACATGGCCGAGTGCCAAAGAGTTTATGAAGGATATGCCGAACGCCTATCAGGCTGGCGACGACCTCGGCAAGCGTAAGGCAATGGTCGAGGGGTACGGTAGGCCAGACCCTGAAAACCTTGTTGGCGACATCAGCAAGTCCATGCCTGACAGTCCACAGATGCAATTCCAGCGTGCATTGAACAAACAGAACGCGCCCAAGCCAGAGCCTAAGTTGAAGGCTGTCAAGCCTGCTGGTGGATTGGGCCAAGTGCAGGCCAATGAGGCCATAAGCAAGGCCGCTGAGTCAGCGGGTATGAATGCACCCGTGACGGCCAACAAAGACCTGACCACATTGCAAGATTTCCACACATCGTTTGGTGATTCTGTGCGCAAGAGAGCGGCGGATATGCAGGCGATCATGGACTCCTTTGATTACAAGTACGACAAAGGTCAGCGCGTATTCACCGAGGACAGCGCAAAAAAGAATTGGCCCCCAATGACCGTGCTTGGCCGCGTCTTGGAAGGCAACAGGATAATGAGGGAAGACCCCACAGACTTCCTGAGTAAAAAGATTATTGATGAGGCGACAGGCAAGGCCAAACGCACGCCGCATGAGCCGGGGTACAAGGTTCGACTTGAACACAGCCCTGACAATTGGTCAGAGTTTGTGATCCCTGAGTCGGCGATCAAAGGCAATGTAGACATGAAAAAAGGTGGGGTGCTTCATATGGCAGACGCAGGCAAAGTAACTAAGGGAGTGGTCGGTGCGCTGACTAAGGCAACCGAGATGGCAAAGGCTGAGAAGGCCGTGCCAAAGGTGGATCGCTTGAGCATGAACTACAAGGATGTGACCAAGCGTGTGCCAGAGGTTGCAGATGCATTGGAGCAGTTACTCAAGGGTGACATTACCAAGGCGCAGTACAACGACATCGTCAACACCTACAAGCCTGTGACGCCCTACTCATTTGTGCCAAAGCCTGCGACCAAAGACGAGGCGGTCGGTGCCCTTCGTGGTGATGCGGCCAAGGAGCGTTACGGCAAGCAGGCGGAGTACACGCCCGGCTCCAAGATTGGATTGCGTCTGGACATCCCAGCGTATACAGGCAAGGGCGTCTGGGTGAACTCCATCCACGACGAGAAGGCCAAGAAGGTTGCCTACGGGCCTGTGGCAAGCGTAAAGAACGCTGACCTTGGTATCAGTCAGGCTGAGTCCAAGCGCATTGCCCAAGGCGGTGCAAAGGCTCCCTACGCCAGAATCAAGGGCGAGTGGAACCCGATCAGCGAAGAGGAGGCCATTGCCAAGGCGCAGGAGTATCTTGACCACCCAGAGTGGCGGCAGATTGGAATGGATCCCGAGCGCCACTCGTACTTCTATGACCGCCGCACAATGCAACCAATTACCAATGCTGAAGAGATAATTCAGATTGGCCCACTCGTGTTGGGCAAGAACCCCAAGTACGCAAACATTGACGAATTTGATTACGCCACTGGCGGAAAGGTCAGACACATGGCGGATGCTGGAAGAGTAACGAAGGGCGTCACTGGCGCACTGACCAAAGCCAAAGAGATGGCAAAAGCCAAGAAGGCTGGCGAGTCCAAGATTGCTGAGATGTTGGCCGCACAGCAGGCACCTATGACCACGCCAAGCGGCACAGGTTTGCCGCTCATGCCCCGTGACCAAGGTATGTACACCCCGCGTGAGCAGAAAGACCTGCCCCGTATGCCTACGGTGGACAAGGCGCGTGCCGAGGGCAAGTCACCCAAGTACACCCCACGAATGCAAGACTTGCTTGACAGCCCCACCGCCCGCAAGAAGGTGGACAAGTTGATCAACCAAGGCAAAGACCTGAACATGACCGAGTGGTACGGCACTGAGCCTTTACGCCAAGTGGCGATGGATGCTGGCCGCACACCAGAGCAGTTTGAGTCACTGATGGCTCAGTTGGCAAGCGCCAGCCAGCGCAACCCTGTGGACAAGCAGAACCAGATGGGTTCGTACCTGTACCACCTGAGCGAGACAGGCCAACTGCCTGAGAACGCGCTCCTGCTGACAAACAAACTCAAGAAGGCGCTCAAGGAAGACCCGTCGCTGGCCGAAGGTCGCACGCTGATCGAGTTGCCCAAGGGCTACGGTTCGCTGGCGCAGGGCGACATCTTTGACCGTGCCGTGCAGATCGGCCAAGGCGACATTGCTGGCGCACTGCCACCCAACAAGAAGTTGGGCACCTTCTACGAAAACCTGCTGGGCAACCTGCAACCCGTGACTGTCGATGTGAACGCCGTGCGCGGCCCAATCATCGAGCGCGGTGATCCACGCTGGCTGACATCTAAGTTGGTCGAGAAGGATGAGACAGGCAAGGTCACAGCGTCGTACAAGCCCCGCGAGATGTTTGACACTGGCGAGATGACCATGCGTGAGGCGAAACAGCGCCCCGGGTTCTGGGAGGCCGCGCCCTCTGGCTCCGAGTACGCAGGCTTTGAGGACTTGTGGCAACGCGGTGCAAAGCGCCACGGCGTGAAGCCAGCAGAAGCACAGGCACTTGGCTGGTACGGCTCCGCTGATGTGACGGCCTTGAAGACCAAGCCAGAGAACTATGTGGACAACCTTGAGCGACTGATCAAACGCACAGCCGAGCAGACTGGCAAGTCGGCCACTGAGGTGATGAACGACATGGTGACTGGCAAAGGCTTCCTGCGCAAGGAAGGCGGTGCTGTAGATCGCAAAGCGGATAAGGCCATGATGATGGCAGACCTGCGCCTTCGGGCCATGATTGACGAGAAAATGAATATGGCTAAAGGCGGGCGTGTCAGCATCTTTGACGCCCCAGCCAAGAAAATGTCTAAGGGTGGCTCATCAGATGAGCCTACGGCCAGAGAAGTTGCCGAGCAGTTAGGCAAGTTGGCCGTCGAGCAGGGCAAGGAAGAGTACGAGTCATTCAAGAAGCCACGCGCCGCAACTGACATCGGCAACCGTGGCATCCTAGCGCCAGCACTTGGCCTGCCAGTTGACATGATGAATATGGGCTTGAGTGGCGTAGATGCGCTGGCTGGCTTGATGGGAAAACCGACTCGGTTATCGAGTGAAAAGCCATTCGCTGGATCAGAACACATCAAGGACTTGATGGACAGATACGGTGTAACCTCTGGGGAAGACCGCCCAATGACCGAAACTATGTTGAGCCTGTTCTCGCCCACTGGCATGATCAAGGGCGCACAGGGTATGACCAAAGGTGCGGTGAAGGCCGCAGACGCAATGCGTAGGCCAAGGGCTGGTGCAATGCGTGAAAAAACAAATTAAGGATTGAACATGGCGACACAGTTTCCAAACGACCCAAACGCAGACCGCTTTATTGACGGTTTGAAGATGACTGACGACGGCGGTGCTGTTGCTGACTTGCCAGAAGAAGAGGGTCAGGATGTTGAGGAGTTGGAGGATGGCTCGGCCATCGTGACCTTGGGTGAGTTCCAAGGCCCAGAAGAGAACCCAGACTTCTACGAAAACCTTGCAGAGACCATCAACCTGTTTGACCTTGAGAAGATCGGTATGCGATACCTTGATCTGATCGAGAAGGACAAGGAAGCCCGCGAAAAGCGCGACAAGCAATACGAGGAAGGTCTCAAGCGCACGGGCTTGGGCGATGACGCCCCCGGCGGGGCTAACTTCTTCGGCGCGTCCAAGGTTGTCCACCCCATCATGGCCGAGGCGTGCGTGGACTTTGCCGCCCGCGCCATCAAGGAAATGTTCCCACCAGATGGCCCAGTGCGCACCAAGATTCTTGGCGATGTCACTGACGAGAAGACCGAAACCGCAGAGCGCAAGCGCGACTACCTCAACTGGCAGTTGACTGAGCAGATGCAAGAGTTCCGCGACGAGCAAGAGCAGTTGCTCACGCAGTTGCCACTTGGCGGCTCACAGTTTATGAAAATTTGG